TGATTGCTTGCACTCTACTAATAGGGTATTTACGCACCCAGTTATAAACTACTTGCGCATTATATCCAGTATCCACACAGAGCCCGCGTATTTGCAAATTGACTCCGCTCTCATGCTGGAATGATTCGTTTAGTAATTGGTCGAGTCGTTTAAATGGCTCGTTGGTTGGGTTTGACGTGTCGCCAGGAAAGACACGATAGTCGATAGACCAACTTTCTTTACCTCGACCCCACGCGACAATCTCGCACTCGATACGGTCTTTCTGTATATCGACTCCAGCGGTTAAGAATAGACCGCGCATTGGAATAATATTGCGCTCGTATTTCTCTCGACGGAAATATATTTTTTCCCATTCGGGAGCGTCGCCCTTCTCCTCCCAGCATTCGCCGAGGACTGTATTGACAAAAACTTTTAAAAGTTTTACATCGTGTTTTGCGTTAATAAAATCTTGCGCTGCGTTCGCCCACGAATACCAACCGACCGGAGAATACAAAGAGGAAATATGGAATCCGGCAATTTTGGAATTTGGATTTTCTGCAACCCATTTTCCGCGAGGTAACATAAATTCTTTTTCGTGATTGTAAATTTTTTCGCCGCAGCCATTACAAACATAGTGCGCCGTCTCTGGTTTGTTCGCGTCGAATTTTATTCGCTCCCATTCTAACGCTTGGAATTTTGCGCAGTGTGGACAAGGCACTTGGAATCGCCGCATGTCGCTGTCGTTGTATGCCGCTTGGATTCTGGAGCGTCCGAAAATAGTTGGAGTTGATACCATTAAAATTTTTCTGCGGCTAAACGTTCTTGTCCTAACGATTGCTAACTGTGTCGGATCGCCCTCTCCTCCAATATCGCCAGGGTAAGAATCGACCTCATCCAAGAATAAATTCTTAATCGGTTTGGAGCGTAACGTTGCTGGAGAGTTTGCGCCTGTCATTCCAAGAAATCCGCCTGGAAATTCTTTCATCAACATAGCGTTGCCGCTGTCCTTCGCTCTTGCCTCGCGAACCTTTGCGCGTAACGTTGGAGTTTCCTCAATCAATGGATCTATTCTAGTTTTGGAATTGTCCTTCGCCATGTCGCCTGTTGGTTGCACTAACATTGTAGGTCCAGGGACTTTATCAATAATATAACCAATCCAATTATTCCCGCACTCCGTCCCGCCGACCTGTGCGCCTTTTATAAAAACTATTTTCTCGTATTTGCTATTAGCCGATAGGCAATCCATTATTTCGCGCAAGTATGGCGTGCGGCTAGTGCGCCAGCGTCCAGCCTCTGCCGATGCAACGGAGGATAATACTCTGTATTCGTCCGCCCATTCCGAGACAGTCAATGTCGGATCGGGTTTGATTGCGTCGAGTAGTGTGTGAGTGAACCAATCTAGAGACATTTTTCTAGCTCTTTAATTTTACGTTTTGCCGATGCTGAATCAGTCGTCGGAAATAAATAATCGTTTGATTCGGAATCGAAAACAATTATAATTCTAGCCGAATAAAATACTGTAATTGATTTTCGATTAATCGTTCTCTTCCATAAGTTTTTTAAGACTTTTTTGAAATTGTTTGCTTTAAAATATTCTATCATTTTCTAAGTTTCTCCAATTCGTTTAATGCGTTCTCGCTCTCTCGCTTCCAGTCTGTAAATGCGACGTGTTCGATTTCGTTTACAGATATTTTTTTTAACAACGTTTCGATTTGTTGCTCTGTAAAATCTCCCGCCATTTTGTCGCGAATAAACTCCACGATATGCGATGAGAATGAAGCGGATAATCTAGTTGGGATTGTCATAATCTCATCTCTAAAGTTTCGAATGATTGTAAAATATTTTTGTTTAACTTCATCTTTAGAAACTAACGTTCCGAGTTTCTCTTCGTATTCGAGTTTACGATACATTGCGTTGTATTTTTCTTTGCGAAATTTTGCATCGTTGTAATCCTCGATTTCGGAATCTTTTAGTAAGTCGTTTATTTTTTTGTTAAATTCTTTTTCTGGATTCTTTGATTTGCGTTTTGGTTTTGCGTTTGGCTCCGGCTCTGGCTGCGGAGGTTTGTCTGTGTTATCCGGTTTGGAGTTTGGATCTGGTTTGGATTCTTGCGTTTGCGGATTTGGTTTTTTGTAATGGTCTCTGTATTTGCTTGGATCTATATATTTCCTCCAGCGAGCGAGAGATTTTATTTTGTTCAACTTTCCGCTCGGCTCTAAAATCAATAAGCCTTTTTTTACAGCCTCGTTGATCCGTTGCTTGGATACTCCTATGAGTTTTGCAAATTCGACCTGTGTGATTTCTTCGGATAGTTTTGACATTACTCTACCGCCATTACTATACGTCTGATTGCTTGCACTCTACTAATAGGGTATTTACGCACCCAGTTATAAACTACTTGCGCATTATATCCAGTATCCACACAGAGCCCGCGTATTTGCAAATTGACTCCGCTCTCATGCTGGAA